CTCAGCCATGGCTTCGTTCATATCCTCAACCATGCTGGTTATGACTTTGACAGTCTCTTTCATTGGTTCCTGTACTTCTTCATACAGGGCAATACCCACAGACTCTAATGCACTCTTACAGAGCGTGATAGCTCCCTGCAGGTTATCGTTCATGGTGTCAGCCATTTCTTTAGCTGCACCGTCCGCATCGTAGATAGAATCCTCCAACTTCTGGTAGTCTTCATCTGATGCATTTACAATGGCAAGCAATCCACTCATGGCTTCCTGTCCACCAAGAGCTGATGCCATCTGTGCTTTCTGTGCCTCTGTCAGCCCGGCAAATCCGGAACGAAGGTCTTTCATAACCTCTTTCAGAGACTTCATGGAGCCATCACTGTTCGTCAGAGATACTCCAAGCTGATCCATAGCTGCTTTTACTTCATCGGTCGGCTTAGCCATTCGGCTAAAGATAGACCGCAGAGACGTACCAGCCTGGCTTGCTTTGATACCGGAGTTTGCCATCAAGCCGATTGCTGTAGCACAGTCTTCAACGCTGAATCCCAAAGCTCCAGCCACAGGTGCCACATACTTAAACGTCTCACCCATCATTCCTACGTTCGTGTTGGAATTGGATGCTGCCTTTGCAAGTACGTCTGCAAAGTGTGTGGCATTGGATACCTCTTTCGTGTATCCGTCTTTGATGATCGTTGTTGTCCCGTCAGCCGCCAATCCAAAGGCGGTCATAGCATCGGTGACAATATCACTGGTAGTTGCCAGGTCTTCTCCAGATGCCGCAGCCAGGTTCATGATACCTTCGATACTGTTCAGCATATCTCCGGTCTTCCAGCCAGCCATTGCCATATACTGGAACGCTTCAGCACTTTCGGTAGCTGAGAACTTCGTCTTGGCTCCCATCTCTTTTGCTTTTTCTGCAAGTTGCTGAATTTCTGTAGCAGAAGCCCCAGAAATGGATTGAACCTTACTCATTCCGGCTTCAAAGTCAGAACCGACCTTGATTGCAGCCGCACCAATACCAGCAACTGCTGATGCAGCACCTCCGATGACTGCTGTAGTAGCTTTGATTGCGCTACTTGCAAGTCCAGATAATTTACTCAGTCCGGCTTGGAATCCGGAACTATCTATGCTGGTATCAAACTTCAGCGTACCATCATAGCCCATGCTCTCACCTCAATTCTTCGGCTCAATCATCGGCTCGTAATGGCACTACTTGATCTGTTTTCCGTCTTTAATCTTTAATTCAAAACGAGCGTGACAGTTTCTGCCTTTGCAGGACACCATCACGCCCGAACACTCCGCTGTCTCTTCAAAAAACAGCGGCATTTTATATTTACACAACGGGCACTCCACCCGTATCATTTTCTTCTTTACATCCTCAATAGCCAGTCACCTCCTACAGCAGTCCCGTAAGGTCCCCACCATTCATAAGGGCTTCTGCTATTGCATCTACTTTTTCTTCCTCGTCAGCAGGTAACGGAAGAGCATACAGCTCTTTCTTCCTGCGGTAGAAATCTCTCTGCTCTTTTGTCATATTCGCATTGATATCCACGCTCCGGTATTCCATAATTTTACAGAACTCCAAATCAGAGGATAGTGTTCTCAGCAAGGCTTTGAACTTCCACCAATGCAGATACTTAATGTCCTGCAGGTCAATGTGATACTGGGTCAGAAATGCTGAGTAGATATAGTCATCGTCATGCTCAAAAGAATAGATCCTCTGAACTTCTGAAGCTCCTTCTACTGAACCAGCTCTCTTCTCTCTCCACCTCTTGCCACAAGCGTAGAACCACAGCAGTTCATCTACCGCCGCTTCCAGATTATCCGGAATAACTGGATAAGCCAGTTTCAGTCCTTGCATTGCTTTTTCCGAATCCGAAAGCTCAGAATCCTGCATCAGCATCTCAAACAAAATAAAGGTGCGGAAATTTGATTCTATCTCATACTCCACACCTTCAATTTCTACTGTTTCCGGAAGATAGTCTATAAGCATGTTGCAGTCGTGGTTCATGAATTATCACGACCATCCACATTGCCGATCTGTGTCGCTGTTGCCCTGTTCTTGCCATGCTTATTTTTCTTATCGTCCTGTCTTCTCTGAGCCCGGTTCATATTGTACTTATTAGTAAGTGCAGTAGCCTGGCCTTTCATCTTGTTAGCCTCAGAAGAAACAATTCCAAATGCATCCATGCAAACTAACAGATTATCCTTGCCCTTGAACAGCTTTTCGGATGTCCCTTCTCCAAATACTTCATCGAAGAAGTCTTTCACGATTCCGCACGTTTCCCGAATGCCTTCTGCATTTGACAACTCTGTATGCTTCTTAGATTCCTTTGATCTTTCCACTACCTTGTCAAGAGACTTCTCGTATACTTCCATCGTGTCTGCATCGAACAGATCTAATTCTAATTCCTGTCCACAAATCTTTAACATGCTCATATTACTTTACCTCCAAATTCTAAGCCGTAGCTTCTTCAAATGTCTGTGTCTTTGTGTTGAAATATCCGTCAACCGGATCTCCTATTGCATTGAGGTTTCCACTCATGCTCTGTTTCTTTTCTCCGGATACTCCGCTCAGCTCTGCGGATACCAGGAACTTTCTGGCTGCAAATGTGTTTTCAACCGGTGCAGAAGCACTCATCTTCTGATCCCAGAGTTCTACACGGCAGTATTCAAACTCTGCATCGCTTCCTGTCAAATGGTTTCTGCCGACATGGTACAGTGCGTTGACTGCATCCTGGTCCTTGATAAGTCGTGCTTCAAACGGAAATACCGATGTGTAAGACACGACAGATGAAGACGAAGATGCTTCGCTTACATACTTCTCAGATTCACTCTCTGCACCGAATGTTTCATCCAGAGTTGTGAATCCAACTCCCATCAGCACCCACTTTGCTTTCTCAGACGTTCCAATATTCAGAAAGTCCGCAAACTGGTGTCTCTGCACCACATCTCTTTTGCTGTTGGTATTCTCTGTCATTGTTTCATGCCTCCTTAAAATACAATAATCGCAAGGAAATCTGATACCTTGCATTCTTCATAGCTCCATCATAGATATATCCCGGCGAAAGCACTTCTATCTCCGTGGCACTCATTCCTTCCGGAAGCTCCGGAAGATTACCGACAAGACTCTGCTCTTCCACCCACTCGGCAAGTTCTTCATAGAATGTGCTGTTATCAATATTCTGAAGCCGATCCATGCTGTAAAGCTCTCTGGATCCGAACTGAAACTGAAACTGCCGCTCAGAACTGCCGTCAACATATCTTTCAATAATCGGGTCAAATATCCCCGTTTCTATGGTATATTCCACCGGTTCTGTTCCCAGGGCGTCCACCCGGAATACGCCATCTTTCAACAACGGGCAATTCAGAAAATAATCTGATACGCCCTGTATAATACTTTTCGTTGCCATGCGACCTCCTAGATCTTATCTGCACCTCGCAGAATATCTTCTTTTTCAGCCACCTTCATTCTCACAAACCAATGCGCCCCACGGTTCGCATCATACGGTCTGGTGTCAGACGTTGCATAATACTGTACAGCAGCATACTTGGCGATGTAATTCACTTCGCCGCTACCGATGCTCGTTCCCAGCTTACCAGATTTCTCCAGCATACCTGTTTTGAACGGGACTCTCGGGCTGCATCGTCTCAGAACCTCTGAGTCTATGAACATTTGCTTCTTGGTAAATTGAGCATTTCTTCTTGCCACAAAGTCTGAGTTCCATGTCAGCTCCGCTTTTCCATTCTTGGTAGTAACGATTGAGCCTCTTGGTGTTGTAATCATCTTCAGTGACATTATGCTCCTCCTATCCTCCAGTGCTTTGTCCGGTCAGTTCCTCTGAGCGTATTGTCTGCATATTCTGTGATTGTCACAAAATCTTCATCATGCTGTCTCAGCTTTGCCAGGTCTTCTATCGTTTCCTTCAAGATAACTCCATGCTGAAAACTGAACGTGTCGAATACCCATTGGTCAGCAACTTCAAGCTGTCCACGCACAATATAAGCGTTCTTCTGGATAGTCCAGTACCTTTCTGCATCTTCATCCGACAGCTTCTTATACTCTTCTTCGCTTATATATTGCTTTCCACCTTCTACGATTGCTGTGTATGGAATCCGGATCACGCACTGTGCTGTGCCCTTCCGGACTGTATCCGACACTACCTGTCCTTTGCTTCCATACCAGGAAACTCCCAGGATTCTTGTTGCGTAGAACTTCTCTCTCCTATCAGCTCCGATTCTGAGATTGAAGATCGTCACATCACTGTTTATCGTCATACTCTTTCACCCACCCTCTATACAGTAGTCCGGTGTTTGCCAGGTATGTCCTAACCGTTCTGTACATCTCACTGCTTACAGCTGAATAACTCCCGGCATCTGCATAGCTGACAGAATATCCATCGTTAGATTCTGACTTTAC